ATGGTACACTATTAATAGAATTGTTTAATAATACTTTTATGATTTTTTTAAAATCATTATCCAAAATAATAGGGTTATAAAAATCTATAGTTGTTGTTAAGTCATTATATAATTTAAAAGTATTTTTTTCAATATACTCAATACAAGAAGAATATTCGTTGTAAATAATATCGTATGTGAATCCTGATAACATTGCGGATGTAACTATTTCTCCTGATATTTTACTATCCTTCCCAAACTTAACAACATAATTAAGTTTATCTAATGTTGATATTAGATTGTTTCTTGTTTTTTCTAATTCTTGGAATGGATTTTTATCTACTAAATAATTTATTATTTTTTCAGTATATGAAACAATATATGGCGTTATAAATTGATTAGACCTTGTAACTTTTGCTGGTGATAAATCTTTATCCAAATTAAACATTTCAGATAAATTAGTTGTATTTATTTTCCCTACTAATGCTTCTAATAAACCTCTTTTTAATATAGATAAGTCTTTATTTTTTTTATAATTACCAAATAGTGATATGGTTTTTCCTGGAGTATTAGATGTTGTTGTATAAACATCATATTCATGAATTGGTCTATATAAAGTATCAAACAATAATCTACCAATCTCTAATCCATATGTCGGTATTAACTTATTATATAATGTCTCATAAGTTTTTAGATATTGTTCAGTATATAAGAAAATATCATTAATGTATTGGGTATATTCTAATGTATTATTTTTTGTATCTAACAACCCAATATATTTTCCTTCACTTATTTTATTTACATTTTCTGGTTCTATTTTTTGTGTTGGTTTATTTCTTAATTCATATAATTCAGTTAAAAAATCTTTTGTAAATTGTTCTGTTGTTTTACCATTAATTGTTTCATTAGTACTTATCGATCTTTCATCATACATTTCAGTATTTGCAAAGAAATTTGATGATAAAGCATTTTGTAGTTTTTCTATTGGTTTTGATAGTCCTTGACCTCCAATAAACGCTATTGAACATGATACATTTGCAATCATTGGTTGCATTCCAATACCTTCAGGATTCATGTCCCATGTACTATCGTCATATGTGATGTTAACATCTCTTATTATTATTTTTGAATGATAAAAATCACCTATTCTTAAAACACTTACTGGTGGTGCACCAAATGAGGTATTTCTAGCATTTAAGTCATTTTCATCAACAATACCTTTAATTGGTATAGTATCCCCTGGTCTAATACATTGTAACATAAATGTTAAACGTGAATTAAGACCTTCGGGTGTTGTTGAATGAAAACCCGGATGAAAGTATTTTAGTTTTTCTTTTAAAGATTTAAAAACAATTGGAGAATCTTCTTTAAGTTTATCAAAATAATAACATTCTGATAATGTCTTCATTATTATTTTTTTAAGAGGGTCTATCAACGGTTTTTTTGTTGGTGATTCTATAATGATATCAGGACCAGGTGTAAGTATTGTTATAGGTTCTGGTGGTACAATTGGTTCTGGTGGTACAATTTCAACTTCACTATATTTTAATGTAACTTTAGATTGTCTACAAAAAAATGCAATTGGTGAATTTATTTTTAATCCACTAACTGTAGAAAATTCTTTTCCAACACAATTAGTTTCAGGTGAGTTACCTGTAAATTTTTCACCATAATTTACTGAATTTATAATAATGTTTCCTTGATTATTATCATAACCAAATTCACTTAATTTAAATTGTCTTATAATTTTTATTGGTTGTCCTTTTGTAACAACAGTTAAATCAGGATTATTTTGGTCTGCTGGTTTTGATTCAGATTCACTAACACTTTTAATCCATTTTTTTTCTAAATCAGGTACTTTACCATTACTAATTCTTTGAAAAAAATCATTAATAATACTTGAACTTCTTCTTAATGAAAGTTTTTCGTTATATAATTCTGAAGCAAGAGATGATGATGACGATTCTATTGTTATTGTGATATTGTTTATTTTATTTGTTAATATTTTTTGTTTTAATGTTTCACTTTTTTCTGTATAATTTAAAAATTGGTCGTTAGATTCTATAAATGCAAGGTCTAACTTTACTACTTGTTCATTTACTTTATCTGTTGTTATAACTGTATTTGGGTCACCAAATACATATGATATTTCATTTTTTAATTGATTTGTCTGTGTTAATCCTGTTATACTTTTTAAATCATTATTCAAGTCTAATAAAACTTTATCTTTTTTACCATAAAAACGTTGGAATAATGGACCATATTGTGTGTTAACATAAACAGTTTGTAAGTTTGGACCAGGATAATCATTATCAAATTTTAAATTAAATGAATTTGTAATTTCACTTACTTTATTATTATTGTTTGTTGGTTGTTGTGGAACTTCAACTGGACTTAAAACAGTTTTTTGTGTTTTTATAACTTGAGGGTCTTTAGATTTTTCAAGATATGAAAGTATTAATTTAATATCATCGGAATCTAAATAAGTATATTTTCTAATTAAATCATAAAAATCTAATTGTTCACATCCAGAGAAAAAAGATTTAATATAATTTTCAGATTCTTCGTCACTCATACCTTGAAAACGTTCCCTTACTAATAAATTTAAAATACTAGGATGGTCAACAACAACCTTAAATGATAATTGACCAGTTCTTGTTGTGTCTTGGTATGTGTATATAGGTTCTGGTCTTCCAAGAAATGTATTATCTGACCATCTTGCACTATTACTCTCTGAAATTTTTAAATCATATGGTGCAAACCACATTACTCTACCACCATTTGGCCCTCTTTCACAATAAGGTAAGTCATTATATGTAAACCCTGGTTTGTTTGAACTTTTCCAAGCTAAATTCTCAATTGAGAACATATATTTTTTTGCATAAAACCCATTACCTTGTTCGGCAATATTTGTTGATACTCCTTTAAAACCTCTATTACCATCAGAAACTGGTGCTATATTTAAATTCCATGGAGTTGAAATAACACTATCTTCGAATTTACGAATATTTCCGGTTCTTTTCATTGTATCGGAATATTTCATATAAGCTCTATCTTTAGTCCAAACTCTACAATATTCGTTACCTGTCGGTTGATTTGTAAAATTTTTAACACTTTGTACTGCAGATCCTCTAGATAACATTTTATCACCTTCTTTGAATATTCTACTTGTTTGGTCAATTACATTACCCACATGTGTTTTAGATAATAAACCATCTTTTGGCATACTATCTAAAATTTGTTGTGTTTTTCCTAAAATAGAATCTTCTCTAAATCCATACTTTGTTGATAATGATTCATTAAATGCATTATCAGTACTTATAATACTATTTGAATTTTTACTTATCCAAGTTAAAGGTCCACTAATACTTCCTCCTTCAGAAATATTTTTTGTTCTTTCAAATAAATTTGCAGAAATTGGGTCAAACATTAAACTTAAGTAATATGTACTTCTAATGATATTACCATTTAAATCTGCAGTTGCATATTTAACATCATCACTTCTATCATCACCAATATACGCAACACCACTAGGTGCTTCAACACCTAAAATATTTTTTACATCTTTTGAAACATTATCAATAAAGTTTAAAATTTTTGAAGATTGTTGTGACCTTGCTCTTGTTGTATAATTTGGTGAATATTTTGAATATGAAAGATTATTAAATAATGCTTGTTTTTGGCCATCACCCATATATTGAATCATAAGGTCAGATGGTTTGGTTGTTATTCTTCTTTTTTTATCGTTATTAAACAATAAACCTATAGAACTTATTTGAGTTCCGTTTTCAATAGGGTTATTTGGGTTAGTTAAATAATCACCAGGTATTGTACTAAATGGTACTTCAACACCCGCAACAGTCTGTAAAAAATCTACTCCTTTACCTATTAAACTTTTAGATACGGTTATTTTATAATTTTTTTCAATTAAAGGTTCTTTACCTGTTACTATACCTATTGCGGTTGATAAGTTACCATTTAACGCATCAATAAGATTCACTCTACCTAATGTTGAGGTAATTAAGTTTTGTCTTATTCTTGCAAAAACAGGACCCTCTTTATTTTCTCTAATATTTTTAACTGCAAATTTCATTAATTTTGAATCATTATCAAATTTCTTTCCTGTCATAATACCAACTAAACCAGTATCTACTCTTGTGAATGAATCAATATATCCTGAATATACTTTACCGTTATTACCTAATTGTAAATTTAAACTAGATAAATTAACATATTCATTGAATTTATCATATTGAAATAAATTTAGTCCAAAACTATCTTTAAAATACCTATTCCAATTTGTTTTTACATCTCCAGGATCTACATTAGGTAATATATTGATAGAACGTACACTATAATTAGCCTCCGTAAAGGTCTGTGGGCCATTCGGTCTTTTAAGTGTTTTTTCAATTAAAAAATCTCTATATTCCCTAGTATTTTTAAAATTTAATTTACTTTCTATCATTTTTTTTTATTTTATTAAAATCCATTACCATATTGAGAACTACCACCAGTTTTTAAAAAGTTACTCATTCCATTTGTAATATGTTGTATTGTAAATGGTTCATTCATCATATATTCTGCCATTCTATCAGTTCTAACCTCAGATTTTATAGTAAGATTTAAATTTTTATTATCTCCACTATATGGTTGTCTATTTTGTGTTGAAGATAGACTTTGTACGTTCAAAATATCTTTTCCAAATGCAACAATTGGGTCTGTCCATGATTTCATAGTACTAGCAGTACTTTTATCATCTGCTTTATTCATCCAATTATTCAAATCTCTTAAATATTCATCCGCTTTTGCTAATGGTACTCTTTCCATAGAAGCAAATCTAACTTTTAACATTGTTGCAATTTCAAGAACACTAAGTTTTATTAACTGTGTTTCAGTATATTGTTGTCTTGCGATTTCTTCGGGTGATAATGTTTCAAAAAATTTTTGATTTTCAAGAAGAGCAGAAGCAGTATTTTGGTCTAAATTTTCCAAAGCAACTCTTGTTTCTTTAATACCTAATTTTTGTCCTAGTGATTCAGGAATGTCGATAACCATTTTACCACCTTCCATTCTTGATATATTAGTTAAAAATTCTTTTTCTTTATCTTCTAATTTTAATCCACTTGATAATAAGTCGACAGCAGCTGATGATCTTTCTGCTGCAGCTATTGCGGTATTAGCTAATTGGTCATAATTAATACCTAATTCATTTGCTAAGTCTTTTGCTCTTCTTAAATTAATTCCTGTTATTTCAAATCTACCTTGTTCAGTGTTGTATGTTGCTAATGACCCAGCAACACCAATTATTGCATCTTGTAATCCTTCAACATTATTTGTTGCCATATACATTAATTTTAATGGGTCATTTAAATCACCAACAGCACCACCAATTGCTTGTAAATTGGCTGATAATTCTATTGCCCCTTCTGGGCTATATACTTTTTCTGCTAAATTAAATACTGATTCCATTGAGGTTCTAAATTCAATAGATTTTTGAACCATTCTACTAAGACCATTTACACCATTTTCAAAACCATATTGATTTATTTTACTTAAATTAGTTTGAGTTTCAGACACAACTTTTCTCGCTTGTAAACCGATATTTAAAGATGATTGACCAATTTTATTTATATTGTCAAAAGCTTCTTCGTTACCAATACCTAATAATTCGAAATCTCTAATTAATTTTGCCGAATTTTCCATATCACCAATAAATGCTCTTGATGTTATAGCCATTTTTTCCATCGTTCCTTTATTAATTAATGAAAAACGACCTGTTTCTTCCATTGTTCTTATTACGGCTTTACTTAAATCACCAAACTCATAACCCATAGAAGTAACAACAGGAAGAGCCTCAATTATTTCTTCTCTAAAATCTTTAGACAATTGTCCTGAAATACCAATCTGTGAATTTATATCATTTCTTAAAGTAACTTCATCATTTAAATGTTGTTTATTATCTTCATATATTGATTCAGCCATTTTACCAAATCCTGTACTTATTTTTTCTCCTGTTTTTCCAGTAGAAGATAATATATCTACTAAACCATTAATAGCGTTACCTAACACATCAGATTCACCAGATACCAAAGAACTTGAAGCAACATTAGGACTAAAACTTTGAATACCTTTTGAACCACCTAAAGTATCTTTATATATATCACCAGACCTTGTAGAATCTTTATTATTTTTATTTCTTTCTTCATATCTATATTCATCCAAAGCTTTCATCGATAAATTTCGGTCTTCTTCACTATCGTTCGTGAATTTACTAATAGCCGCATTATATTTATCAATATCTCCTTTATATTTTTTAATTTCTTGTAAATAAAAAGATTTATTTTGATTTGCCATTATTTTAATTTATAACAATAAATACTATTTTATATTATTTTCTATCTCAATAATATAATTTATATAATATCTTCTAACATAAATTGGCATAAGAAGTATGTCATTGTATGTAAAACCTTTCTTTACTAAGAATAAAATTTCATCTAATTGTCCTTTTTTATAATCCGTAGAAAGGGCGAAAAAACTCAACCCCAAATCCAACTTCAACTTGTACGGACTCTCCTGATGGGGATTTAACACTTCTTTTCAGGTCTAAACCTGGGGTATTATCTTTCACATATTTTTTAAAATCTTGTGAATCTTTGATTGGTAATCTTTCAACAAATTGATATATATTCATCATTTCTCTATTACCAGCTACTGATTTTATCATCATTTCAAGTTGTTTTGTTACTATTGGTGCAACACCAACACCTTTCCAACTTTTTTCTATTTCGTTAATTTGTGTTAATTGTTTTTTTGTTAAAAATTTAAAAGTTATATCAACACCACATTTTTCCATATGATATTTAAATTCACCATTTGAATCGGGTTCTAAATTAAAATCTTTGAATTTTACTTCACTAATATCAACAGTTGATTTAAATTCTTCATTTGTTTTAGGATCAGTTAAGTAAAAAGTATATTCCGGACCAAAAGCCGTGTTTCTTAAAAATAATAAAATAGCTTGTCTATCTTCATCTACTAAATCATCAATTGAAAAATCTTTATCTAAAATTTTTCTTTTCAAAAGTTCATCAACAACCATATTAGTTGATATTAAGTTTTGTGCTGATAAAATATTTTCATCAGATGCCGTTAAATAAGAAACTCTTAACGACTTTTTTTTATTTTCGTAATGAATACCTCTTGAAGGTAACTCAACAACGTCATAAGAAATAGTTGGATCTATTTTATATTCTTCCATTTTTATTTTTTTTATAAATAATAAATACAAAATTTAATTAACTATGTAAATTTTAATTAAAAAAAAATTCCTATAAATAAATTTATAGGAATCATAAGATTTTTAATTAATATATAAAATTGAATGTTAAAATATTAGAATACATCTATCCATTCTTAATGAACAAGTTATATTTGCAATATCATCTCTTGAATAATCAAGATCACCAAAATTTAAATCTGTTATAAAACAACCCTCTAATAACCATTTTTCAACAACAACACCAGTTGGATCTAACATTTCTAATTCAACTGGTTGTTTATATCCAGCTGCATATCCCATACGTCCTGTAACAGATTCAGCGTGTAAACGAAACCATTCCATTAATGCTTGTGATGCTGATGGACCAATAGGATCTCTAAAAGTTACTCTCATTTCAGCCCAAGTGAATCTACCAGCAACATATGTCGAAGTATTTAAAAATGGAATTTCAACCGCATTGATTTTTGCACTAGGTCTAGATGTTGAAGATACATACCATTCGTTTATACCTAAACTAGATGGAAAACGAAGAATAAATCTATTTTGTCTTTTTGGTTCATATGGAACCGGCATTTTCATTAATAAATCAGCCATTTTTTTATTTTTTTATTTTTTTTAAGATATTTATTTTTATATTTGTGTTATATTAAGTCACTTGTGTGATATAATATTTAATAAATATACAGTAAATAAAAAAAAATGAATTTATTAATTTTTTTTACAACAGAAAATAAATCAGGTTATAAAACAAAAGAAAGTTTTATAAAGAATAATTATATAATTCTCTATAATGAAATTATAGAATTTTGTAAAAATATTGAAAATATACCATTTAAACAAAAGATATGGCATTTTATTCATAAACAAAATGAAATACCAAAATGTAAAAAATGTGAAAAAGATTTAACTTTTAAAAAATCTTTAAATGAAGGATACGGAAAATATTGTTCAATTATGTGTACTAATTCAGACATTGAGCACATTAACAATGTTAAAAGTAAAAATAACCTTATATATGGTGGTAATTCACCTATTCATTCAGATATAATCAAGGATAAAATAAAAAAATCAACATTTACTAAATTTGGTGTTAAGAATATATTTGAAGATACTTCCCATATAAAAAGAAAAATATTTGATAAATATGGTGTAACACATATGTCAAAATTGGAATCCTCAAAACAAAATAGAAATAAAACTAATTTGAAAAAATATGGTGTTAGTACCCCTCTTTTATTAGTTGAAAATAGAATAAAGAATAAAGAAAAAAAACTTGAATCATTTAACGATAAATACAAAAATTTAAATATTATAAATAACAAAGGTTTCGATATTGACATAATATGTGACAAATGTAACCATAATTATACAATTAATAGAAGTTTATTATTTTATAGGTTTGGATCTGATTTAAATCCATGTACCAACTGTAACCAAGTAAATAATTTATCATCAATAAAAGAAAGTGAATTATGTTTATTCTTATCAGAAAATAATATTGAATATATTAAAAATGATAGAAATATTTTAAATAAAAAAGAAATTGATATTTATATTCCATATCATAATATTGCCATTGAATTTAATGGTATTTATTGGCATTCCAATTTATTTAAATCCAAAGAATATCATCAGGAAAAAACAAATATGTGTGAATTGAAGAATATTCAATTAATTCAAATATTTGAAGATGAATGGGATAATAAAAAAGAAATTGTTAAAAGTATTATATTGAATAAGTTGAAAAAAAATAACAATAAAATATACGCCAGAAAATGTATTATAAAAGAAGTTGAAACAAAAGATAAATCATTATTCTTGGATGAAAACCATATACAGGGTAAAGTTGGAAGTTCAATAAATGTTGGATTATATTATAATGATATGTTAGTTTCAATTATGACATTTGGTAAAAAGAGAAAATCATTAGGAAATAAAACCATTATAAATGATGAATATGAACTTATTAGATTTTGTAATAAATTAAATACAAGTATAATTGGTGGTGCATCAAAATTATTGAATTATTTTATAAAAACATATAACCCAAATGAAATAGTTAGTTATGCTGATAGAAGATGGAGTAAAGGTGATTTATACCAAAAATTAGGATTTAAAAGGATTAAAAATACAAATCCAAATTATTTTTATATTATAAATAAGAAAAGAAAAAATAGATTTGAATTTAGAAAAGATATATTAATTAAAGAAGGATTTGATGCAAATAAAACAGAATCACAGATAATGGATGAAAGAGGTATTCTCCATATCTACGATTCTGGTAGTATTCTTTTTATTTTTAAAAATATATAAAAAAAACTTGAATATTAAATTAATAATTTATATTTTTACACTAGAGATCCTAGATACTAGAGATCCTAGATACTAGAGATCCTAGATACTAGAGATCCTAGATACTAGAGATCCTAGATACTAGATATCCTAGATACTAGAGATCCTAGATACTAGAGATCCTAGATACTAGAGATCCTAGATACTAGAGATACTAGATACTAGAGATCCTAGATACTAGAGATCCTAGTATAAAAAAAATAGTTTTAATATTAATTTATTTTTATATTTTTTGCACTAGATACTAGATACTAGTATATAAAAAAATATAAAAAAATCCCCAAATATTATTAAATAAATGGGGATTTATAATAAAAAAAACAGTAAAATGTAAAATATGTTTTTTATTTAATTTTATATATTGTCAAATGACGCACCTGTAGGTGTTATAATAAATTCTACATCAATAAATTCTAATGATCTTGCAGGTTTTATGTAAATTTTACCTCTAAGAGTATTTGCATCAATATCTTCTGGTTCATTTGATACCGTTACACGGAATTCATATAAACCTCTTTCTCTTTTTATTGATTCTAATATTGGATTTACCAATCTTAAAAATTCATTCCTTACTTGTTCATCATTTTGTTCGAAAAGTAATCTAACTGCAACTGCAGAAATAAGTTTTCTTGCTCTTAATAATAATCTTCTAACATTTATTCTATCTAAAGCCGATTCTCTTACTTGAAGAGTTTTATTTCCCCAAATTATTGTTCCAGTATCAGAAAAAGTTGCTATTGGATTTATTCTATTTTTATATAATTCATCTCTTTCATCAAGAGTTAATTTTTTTATTGCTTTTATAGATTTCACTAATCCTCTTGAATAACCAGCAACTGCAAACCATGGGAAAGATACATTATCTGTTAATGCTATATTTCTTACAACCTCACCAGTTGGAGGTATAAATAATTGAGTGGCATTATCAACATCTCTAACTTGTATCCATGGCCAATATGTTGCCGAATAATTAGTATCTAAAGAAACACTATCTAAAGCATCTACAACTTCTTCAACTGTTGAATAATTTGGTGGTGCAATAATATAAAGTGAATCTGCTCTTTCATTTTCAATAATATCAATCGCTTGTGATGTTAATGAACTATGGTCATAAAAATTAATACCAGGAGTTGCAAAAATATTAATATTAACTGATTCAGGATTTGAAAATGTGTTTATACCTTGTAAATAAGAATAGTAATCAGAGTTACCAACAGATGTACTGAATAAACCACCATTTGATGTGTTACCACTAACATATGTTTGTTTTCCAAAGATATATTGATCACCATATGTTCTAACTTGTCTGTATATATCCCAGCCATCATAACCACCACATACTGCAAAAGTAAATTTACGGTAATTAATATTTGTTAAAACATTATCAACACCTGTTTGACTTTCTAAATTATATGGTGTTGTAATAAAGGTTGTTCCCGTAATAGGTGCTGCGTTTACTGATAAGTGGAAACCATTTGTTGTTGTAATTGCTGACGTACCTTTGAACTTAAATAAATCTTTATCAAATCCTATTTGTGAAGAAAGACCAAAACTTATTTTTTTAATTTTATCACCTGATGATTGAACATCAGATCCATCTGCATTATATCCAACAATATCTCCAGCATCATAAAATTCAGTCTTATACATGATAGAACCTAATGTAGATCCTGAAAATGAAGAATTATTTACAAAACCTTTAAATCCTGCTGGAAATGCGTCTACTGGATGATTTGATGCCATGTTTAACATGATATACCTTGAACGTAATTCATATTCACTATCAGACGTACCAACTTTTCTTGCAACATATCCAGGTAAATCAGGATTCATTGAACAACGTGAGAATTTTTCAATTACAACTTGATTTTCATCAGTATCATTAAAATCCCTAACTAAAAGATCAAATTCACCTGTTTCAATATTAATATTTATAATTGAAATTTTAACTTCAGCATTTGCACTATTTCCATCAGAAATAGTTATTACTTGAAATAAATCAGAAACTTTACCACCTCTAACTTCTGATACTACCATTGGTGATAATGGGGTGTCCCATTGAGTTGCGTAATTATTTCCTTCTGAAACATATACTTCATCTAAACTTAGACCTCTAATAAAACCTTGTTTATATGCTGATGATAAATAATTAGGATACGCTTCATGTACATAAATCGGAATCTCATCTTTTGGTTTATCAAAAACATCAGTACCTAAAACTTTTGTTACATATTTTGGTGATGTTGTATCCATAGAACATGTAAATACTTTAGATCCACTTGTTGAACCTGTTACATTAACAGTAAATTCAGATAAAGGATTCTTCAATATATCATTTCCACTAATATTAAATTGAGTATTACCTGTTGTTTCAAGTAATAATGTTTGTCCTGAATAAGAACCTCTTGATCTAAAAGAAAGTACTACTTGATTATGATAATCAGTTAATACTGTTGAATTATATACAAATTGAGTTACATTAAATGTTCCTGTACCTCCTGATGTATAAACAAATAAATAAGAATAAACTTGAGTACCATTACTATTACACAATTGATTATACCATTCTTTATTATTTGGATTTGTTGAATTTATAAGACCAGTTAATGGTGATATTTCTTCATCACTACTAACCAAACCTGTTGTTGCACTTTCAGGTACTAAACCAATAACAAACCATTGACCATTATTACTATTAGTATTAGTACTGAACGTACTATCCATATAATTTAAAAAAGTTTCACCATCATATGTTGTTATTCCAGATAAGTTTTGATAAAATGTACTTCCGGTTATTTGAGCGCTTGTTGATGGATCACATGTACCACTGGTTGAACCACTATATGACCCCAAATCTATACCACCAATTGTTTTAATTGAGAAAGTTTTAACAGGTTTATATCCTGTTAATCCTAATATTTTTGTCACAAAAAGTTGATTTGATTCCTCAAGATACGATTTTGCTACATATGGTAATTCATATTTTGGATTACCATTACCATCTTTCACAGGTGTTGAACCACCGAAGTATTGTTTAAATTCGTTATAATCACTAATAAGTATGGGTTCAAAAGCTGGACCTTTTAATGTTTCACCAACTAATCCGAGAGTTGTGACACCAACACTTTGAGCAACAAATGTTAAATCTTTTTCTGATGTATAAACACCTGGAGATACGAAAACTCTATTTGAATTTGACATATTTAAAATTTTGGTTTATTTATTTTATTTCTTATAATATAAATATCTTTATTTTTATCAAAGATTTTTATATGATTTTAAATTGTTATTTAAAATTTAACTTAAATAAACAACACCTATTTTTGAACCTACAATTGGTGTACCTAAAAGTTTGACTTTATAATCACCATAAACCTCATATACAACACTTTCTTCTTTAATAAGTCCATTTATATCTAAACTAATAACACTATTAATAGATGAATTTGTGGTAAATTCTAAAGAACTTCCGTCATATATGAAATGTTGATAAAATACATTTAAAGGTTTACCGAAATTATCAATAAATGTTTCATTTCTTCCCTTATAATATGTTATTGTTATAACGGAACCTTCTACAGGTGGTTCAATAAAACTTATTTTTGATGTTTTAGAAACATGAAAATAATCATCATCTCTAATTTGAACAAGACCATTTATTGTTACAGTAAATAAAACATTTATAGTTTCACCAACACTAAAAATTTTTTGTACACCATCAGCTGGAAAAGACACAATAGTTACTTCAATAGTTTTTGTGATATATTTTTTTATAAAATTATTACTTTGAATAAATTCATTTAATAAGAACAATCTATTAATTGCTGGTTTAACTTCAAATTCTTCATCATCAATTAAGAAACCCAACATTAAAAAAGAATAATTTTGAATATAGAATCTTCTGTTTTCTAAAGAATCCATTGGACTAGTATCCTCTATTCTTTCTAATACTATGGGTATATAGTGACCTTTTACTGTTGTATATGATTGTCTAGATGAAAATTTTTGTAATATTTTTTTATTGAAAAGATTTATATCTCTTAGTTTATTACAAATAACACTTACTTCAAATGATATGTCAACAGCAATTGGTTGTGGTATTTTATACACATCAGCACCCATTTGTGTTCCATTCCATGTTGGAACTGATGCATAAAAAAATTGTCTTCTATCTGGTATAGTCCTATGAATAGATGGGTTAGTACCAAATTGAACATCAGGTTTTCTAATTACCGCAATAAATGGTAATTTTATATTACCACTTTCATCAGAGAATGACCAATTATTTGAAATTTCTCCCCATCTTTGAACTGTTAAAATTTTAGGTATTATTGGTATTTCCTCACCATCAGAAACAATTTTAAAATTTTCAGTAATAAAATTTAACATACCTAAATCAAGATCTTCATGTAAAATTGAATCGGGTAAGAAAGTATCTGATTTTGTTATTCTTTCTAATAATTCTTTTCTTCTTCCTTTTACATTAGTTTCGTTTATACCACTATTACTATTATAAACTTGTATATCATTTTTTCTTTTAGGTATTCCCATTTTTTAATTTATTATAAATAATCTAACTTATGTGGTTAATTTTATTATATACCTCTAAATTCTGATTCTTGTACAGGAGCACAAACTATTGTTCTATAATATGGTTTAAACCCAAACATATTATGTTTATTATCCGATGTGACTTTTCCATCATTTACAACAGTATAATATCTTACCCTATCTTCTGATTCAGGATAACCAATAAAATCACCATACTTTATGTCTACTTTCAATTCTTCCAAATGTGAAATATATACCGATACAGTCATGTTTCCTGGTTCCAAATATCTATTTAATCCTGTTTTATATGAAGTATTTTTTGGTTCTTCAATTTTTACTAAACCATTAAATTCAACAGGCAGAAAAAACTTTATTTGGTCTTTTCCAACTTCACCATAAACATTATCAATATCAGTCTTTTGTGTGTTAATTCTAAAAAGAACTAACTTCATATTAATATCTCCATGAAGATACTCTTGACCTATCTGTTGATTCAATTTAAAATCATCTTCAGAAAAGAATTTACTTATTCTTGTTATGGGTATTTTTTGTTTCATATTTAATAAATAGTTTTGTTATTAAAAAATTTTTAAGTATATTTGTATTGTATGGAGAATTTAATACCTGAAAAAGAAGCAAGAGAATTATTGTTAAAATATGAAGGATTTAACAATCAAATATTAGATTGGAAACTAAAAATGGTTACTAATGTAAAATATAATTTAACAAGAACACAATCTGAATATGTTATAAAATATTATAATGTTATACCAAAAATAGCTAAAAAATATATAACTATCACCAATAATTTTGCTGAGACTTTAATGAAAGATAAAAATTTATCTTCATTACCTGAAAAAATTTGGTGTGAAAAATTATTATGCGAAAGTGATAACGCTTACCATATATGGGGTAAATTAAATGAAAAACAAAATAATTACGCAATCTGGTTACCAAAATTTGCAATAATTCAAGAAGAGAAAAAATTAAATAGAGTTATTGATTATTCACCTTATTCTCATAGGGCACCCATGAATCATCAAAAAGAAGCAATAGAAAAATTATTATCAAATAATAAATTCATCTTAGCTGACGATATGGGCGTGGGTAAATTCTTATCAAATAATACATTGATTTACACAGAGTTAGGTGTTAAAAAAATGGGTGAAATTTTGGTAGGAGATAGGGTGATTGGTTCAAACGGTAATCCTTGTAATGTAATAGGTGTTTTCCCACAAGGAATAAAAGACACCTATAAAATAACATTTAACGATGGGTATTCAATTATTTCTGGTGATGAACATTTATGGTCGGTCTCATCACCTAACTATGGTAAAAATACAAAAAATGAAAGATTAAAAAAATCGTTAATTTTATCTACAAAACAAATGTTTGAAGGGGGGGTAATAACAATAAAAGGTGATGGATATAATTCAGAAAAAAATTATAACATTGAAACTTATTATAAATCTCCAAACGGTAATAATAAATGGCAAATTCCAATTGTAAAACCAATAGAATTTAACAATAATAACGAATTACCGATAGATCCTTATTTATTTGGACTTGGTTTAGGTGATGGGTCTTTTAATAAAAAAAATATAAGATTTAGTGTTCATAAAGACGATTATGATGAGTTATTTGAAAACTTTAATTTAAAAGAAAATAAATCACAGGATAATAAGAGAAATGGTTATATTAATGTTGGGGACGTTCTATTTGATTTAAACATTGAAGATACTCGTTCTCATAATAAATTTATACCTGAGATATATAAATATTCGTCTATTGAGAACCGACTTGCAATATTACAAGGTTTAATGGATACAGACGGTCATTGTATGTTATCTAAAAATGGTGTTTTTAAAGGAACTGAATATTCAACAATTTCCGAAAAATTATGTGATGATGTGTGTGAAATCGTTCAAACACTAGGTGGAATTGCAAGAAAAAAATCAAGAAAAAGTTATTATAAAAAAGATGGTAAACGTGTAGAATGTTCAATATCTTATCGTGTAAATATAAAATTACCA